AATCACCCCACCACACAGATTCGACCAAGTCCATCACAGGCCTCACTACTGTGCATGCAGGTCTGGGGGACGGAATACCAAAATGGTACCTGGATGGCTAGTCCAGCATGGGCGCTACTCCATGTCCGCCTGGCCCTCACCTGGGAATGCCAACTAGCACAACTGACAATTCCCTTGCAGCCGTCGGTACGGCGCCTAGCTCTTCAACGCAGATGGCAGTCCGCGCCTACTGAACCATAAGGTCAGACCTTCGGGCCTCGCCGCCCTACGGATGATCGAGTCGCTTCACAGGCAAGCCTTTCACCTCCCGTGAGACATTGCACACTTCTGGGGAGTACAAGAAAGGGGTCCTGACGGCAATAGAGTGCTCTCCTACCTCGAACATCACAATGACACCCGATTCCGATGATGGTGCCCACGGTCTTCTGATCCCCTCACGGACAAATGAGGGGGGGAGTCCCGGTGTAACCAGAGGTTACCAAAATCCCAATGAATTAAAAGCCGCTCGGTGAAACATCATGCACCAGGCTAACGCCGGGGCGAGCTGAAGTTCGTCGGGTCCCATATGGCAACTGGAACAACCCGACGAGCCTCAGCCAGCGAACAAGGGTTGTCACCAAAATCAACGGTGAGCATCCTTAGTTCGTCGTTCTTCCTGAAGCTCACTACTGCATTAACGAGCTTCCGGACCTGAGGTGACATCACCCCCGCGTCATCATACAAAGCCTGGAGTTCCTTAACAACTGAAGGAACTGCCTGAATTCCGAGGCCCACGGCCTCGTCTTCCCCCACCTCTCGATCCCCACAGAGCTTGGCGTGTGCCAGGCCTATCGAAGCAAAATATCGGCTCAGAGGACCGCAATCCTTAAAGCTCTGTGCTCTAGCGAGCATAGCCGCCATTCCAACCTCGTGTCTCTTGTGAGGAAACTGTTTGACCAGAGAAGACGTCGTCCACGAACTGGATGCGATGTTCCGGGCCACCTCAGGGATCATAACCCCAGTGGGGCCGTCCCTGTCGACAAGGAAATCATAGCCCGTGAACGTGAGTTTATTCCTCACGTACACAAGCTTCATCCTGAAGCCCAGACTGGTCCACAGCGCCTCAATCTTATCCGAGGACCAGGAAAGGTCCTCGGTGGTGGATATAGCAGAATCGTCGCCCTCGAAGGCGTACCTCAGTGAGTAAACCTTATTGTCACGGGCTGAGACGTACTTAGTGAACAGGCGACCGTTGGCGTCCTTACCCACCAGTTCCTCTGGGTTCTTGCACAGTACTACCAACCAACAGACCAGGTTGATAAAGTAGTTAAAGCAAGAAGTACCTCGATGCCCTGACTGCCTGATAGACTCAATTAGCACTTTCAGGGGTGTGTTGGCGAAATCACGAACTTTCGCTTTGCCCCTGATCACCTTCTTGTCCATATCAGCCAGGACCTTATCCATCCATGCCTTGGGCACCTGAGGGTCATCACTGAGTACCCCAATGATATGGCGCAGAACACGATTCTCCGTCATACTCCTGATGGTTGGATTACAGCAGGAGTCCCACGCGGAGCCATCACCTTCAACGAGGTGGGCTCCGCGCATCCGGAGGTGCCTGGCTACCCGTTTCATGGCGCCCAGTTTATCAATGTGTTTGATACTGGCCGACTCAAAATAGTCGAACAGCAAGTCCTCAAAACACTTGACAGGCAAGCTCATCATAACCTGAGCTCTGTCCCCACACTGTATAATAGGTCGGGGCGCTTTTCCCTTGGCTGGGAGGGCTTCATTCGTCTTGATCTGGAACGTCTGCTCGATACGCGCATTGACGTCACTCAGAGCCTCATCAACAGCCTGGACCCATCGGTCAGCGTCCCACTTACGGGACTTAAACTCATCAATGTCTGGGTTAGCAACCCTCCAGGCCTTGATCTTCTCAGCCGAGAACACAACGTCCAGCATCTTGGTGACTACGGCGTTGATCTTACGAGTAGTAGCTTTATTCGCGCCGTAACCAAGAGGCTGAACCCTCTTAGCTAGCCCACCTTTCAAGTTGTTGACAGAACTCTCAAACACCTCGGTTGGAATCAAATCGGGACCGACCTGATGAGCCAACACAGTTGGCTCGTTGGGTGTATGAATGGCCCCGGTTAGTCGAGTCTCCTTCCCGTACTCTTCACCTGTTGGGAGTTGTGTACCCATCAACTGACCGTCTTCACAGTCACCGTTGGGGGCAGGATGACTCATTGCCTCGATTTCTCTTGTCCCTGGTACAGGGACAGGGGTCTCTGACTTGCCGCAAAAGTTGCCTCTCCGATATTTCCGCGTGGCGCCGCTTTGACAGCAGCTGAAATCAATCATCGCCTTTGGTGCCCACACACAGAGTGACTGACGCATCATCTCTGGACACTCGAGGAGGGACAGATGACTGATAAACGTACCATGTGCACGGAAGTCGGAACCTTTGCTGGCAACACGAGATGCCTCCACCGCACGCTCGACTGTGCCCACTGTGGTTATGGGCAAAGGAACGTCAACAATGGTGTAAGGCAGGTCGTCGCTTGTTCGGGCCCACACATAAAAAATCAACCAACTGGTTAGAACCAACCTCCAGAAACCAAACTGGAGGGCCAGGATGGAGACACCGAACAGAAAGAAACCAGTCTCAAAGACGTGTTTCTCAACAGGGGCTCGGTGTCGCTTCCCGGTTGAATCACAACGGTTGCAACAGTTACTCGCAGTAACAGAATAGACCCAGAACTCAGCGTCAGAGCCGTCAAAGTGTTGGCGTAGCTGACGCAGCTCCTCGCCATTACACTTGACACAAGGGGTGGGGGCCGCGGTGCTCTTAGAGAACATCGCGGGGCTTGTAGTAGCACTCTCCACAGAGGAGAGTCTCCGGCAGCCAACCCGGAGCACTGATCTCAAAACGAAGAATGGGACTCCCTCGTGCTTGAG